GGCCCGGTCGGCAGCAAGCGCTGGTGCTGCCCATGAGGACCAAGAATTCCAAGCCTTTCACTTCCGCCGAGGAGCGGCACGTGGAGGCAGTGAAGTTGCTGCCCTGCAGCGTCTGCAGCCGGCCCGGTCCCAGCGACGCCCACCACATCAACCAGGGGCAGCACTTCACGACCGTGGCCCTCTGCAAGGACTGCCACCAAGGCAGTTTCAACGGCATCCACGGGCAGAGACGCATGTGGCTCGTCATGAAGATGGACGAGCTGGCCGCCCTCAACGTCACCCTTTCCCGGTTGCGCCTACAGGAGGCCGCACGATGATCCACCTCACCCTCCCGTACCCGATCAGCGCGAACCGCTACTGGGCCGTGCGCGTCATCCCGAAGAAGCCCAAGCCATTGGCGATCACCTACGTGACCGAGGAAGCGAAGTCCTACAAGGCGGTGGTCGGCCATCTGGCCAAGGCTGCGGGCATTCGCACGCCGTCGACCGGACGCGTGGTGCTGCACATCAAGCTGTTCCCGCACCGTCCGCAGGACTGGGCGAAGCGCGCGCGGAAGGACCCGCACACCTGGGATGACACGGTGCAGTGCATCGATCTCGGCAACTGCGAAAAGGTGCTGTCCGACGCCTTGAACGGCATCGCATGGGTGGACGACAAGCAGATCCGCCGGACCCTGTTGGAACGCATGGAGCCGGACGAGAAGGGTGCGCGGCTGGAGGTGGCGATCGAGTACCTGGCCGCGGCGCCGAGCCTGTTCGGGGAGGTTGCAGCTTGACCACGCCCGAAGGCCGCATGAGGAAGCGATACAACGCCCATCTTCGCCGTCATGGCGTGTGCTCGGTCTGCACCATGCGCGAGCGCGGCAGCAGCCCGGCGCACTGCCAGCGCCGGCCGGACCGGCAGGGGAGCTGCGACACCGACGGCCTGCTGCCGGTGTTCCGATTCGACGAAAACGTACTGAAGGGGATGCGCGATGGCGACCGATGACAACTTGACGGCGCAGCTGCGTGCCTGGGGTTTCGCCCAGGCCAATCGGTTCGCGCTCACCTACGCCGACCGGAGCACCCACGTGCTGGAGAAGGCGCGCGACATGGCGCCCGGCACCCGCGAACGGGCGTTGCGCGACTTGGTGGGTCGAGACGGCTCCAGCCGCCGGCGCTTCATGGCCGAGCGGAGCGGGGTACAGGGCCTGGGCATGCTGCCGACATGGGCAGTCGACCCGATCCGGTCCAGCAACGACGCCGACAAGCCCCACGACAACCCCGAGATTGCGGTCGACGTGGGCATCCCGGACGAACTGCGCTGGGTCGACCGGGCGCTCGCCTCGATGATGCGGCAGCATCCGCTGCGCGCCTTGGTGCTGCACACCGAGTACACGGTGTCAGCCAGTCAGGCGGTGAAGGCTCGCATGGTGGCGGAGAAGTACGGCGGTACGCTTTCGGTCTGGCAGTACCGCCGTGAGCTGCAGCGGGCGGTAGACTGGATGGGCGGCAGGATCGCCGCGTAAAAGGGGGAAGTGATGTCCTACCAATCTGAGAAATTCAGCGTCGCCCGAAGCTGTTTGATGCTGCCCCACCCGAGGGGTGAAGAAGCCTCAATCGCCGACGCAATGTTCAACATCGATCTGGGAATCGACGGGTTCCAGGTTCCCGACGACTTCAACGAAGATGCCGCTGGCCAGCTGGCAGAACTGCGTCGGATGATGGTGAGGGATGGCCTGGAAGATCCGGAAGGCGTAGGCCTGTATACCGTGCTGGCGCGTACCTGGGACGTCGACGAGCGGCATCGCTTTTCCCACCTGGTGGACGAATTGGCGTGGTGGTTCAGCGAGTACGACCGCCCGCATGCTTGACAAGTTGCACAGACAGATGCCCTAATTCTGCAACTGTCAAGAATTGTCCCTGAAGCCCCGGCCCTGCGTCGGGGCTTCTGCGTTTCCGGGACCTTGTTTACTGCGGGCGTGGGCTAGTGGTCTAAGCCGCCGGGCTCATAACCCGGAAGCCCCCGGTTCGAATCCGGGCCCCGCAACCACCTACGCCCGTCAACCCTTACCGGACACACCACACCGCCCTGAAATTCCGGGCTGCGGTGGCGGGCACCTTTTCGGGAAACCCCTATGAGCCAGTTCGACCAGATCATCGACCGGGTGCTGGCCCATGAGGGCGGCTACGTCAACGACCCGCGCGACCCAGGCGGCGAAACCCAGTGGGGCATCAGCAAACGGTCGTATCCGCAGCTCAATATCCGAGCGCTGACCCGGCCGGATGCCGTGGCCATCTACCGCCGGGACTTCTGGCAGCGGGTGAGCGGAGACCAGCTGCCGAAGGCCTTCGCCTTCCAGGCACTGGACGCAGCGGTCAACCACGGCATCGGCAACGCCGTCCGGTGGATCCAACGGGCTGCCGGCGTGGCGGACGATGGGATCATCGGCCCCCGCACCTTGGCCGCAGTGGCTGCAGCCGACCCCGCCGACCTGGTGCTGCTGTTCAACGCTGAGCGCCTGGAGTTCTACGCCAAGCTGGGTACGTTCGACGCCTTCGGGCGCGGCTGGACGCGGCGCGTGGCCGGCAACCTGCGGTACGCCGCCAAGGACAACTGATGCCGGCGGCCAAGGCCAAGGCCAAGCTCTCTCCTGTCAGCCAGCTGCAGGGCGTGCTGGTGGTGCTGGAAAGCCGCAAGGCCAAGAACCCCACCGCTGAGCTGCTGACCGCCATCCGCGAGATGGTGAGCGACGCGCTGGCGGTGCTGCAGGAGCCGGACCCGACCAAGCAGCGGATCGCCTTTGTGCTGCTGGCGGTCCAGCAGTCCACCCAAGTCGCCATCAAGGTCGTGCGGGGCAAGCGCCTCACCCGCGTGACCATCGTCGACCAGCAGCTCTATCACTGGGCGCTGGAGGAAATCCATTCACTGGCAGGTGCCGCATGACCTTCGCAACCCGGAACGTGGGCGCTGCGCGAGTTGGCATCGCGGTGCTGGTGCTGTTCCTTGTGGGTATGGCTATGGCTGCGCTGATCGCGGTCGCCATTCCGCCGGAGAACAAGGACTCGTTCGGCATGCTGATCGGCGGATTGAACAATGCCACCGGCATGGTCATCGGCTACTTCTTCGGCATGACCCGCAAGGGTCCTGGAGCCTGATATGCACCTCTTCAGATTCACCGCATTCGGCTGGCAGATGAGCGTTGGCATTCACCGGGCTTGGGGATTGCGCCGGATTGGCTACGGGGACTACCAGCGCGTGGTCGAGGTCGGGCCGATCATTGTCAACGCCCATCGGGTGAAGGCATGAACCGGACCCTGATCGCGGTACTGGCCTTCGTGGCCTGGTCGGCCGGCATGTTCGGTGCTGGCTGGGCATGGCGCGGCGATCGCGCCGAGGGCACTGAAGCACGGCAGCAGGCCAGCGCCAGTGCCGCCCAGGTGCAGCAGGTCAACCAGACCCGTGCCACCGAGCACAACCAGGCCGCAGCGCTGGCCACCATCGGAGCCAAGCATGAAGAAGACCGGACTGCGGCCGAGGCCGTCCCTGCTGCTGTTGTGGCTGACCTGCGCACTGGCAACCTCCAGCTGCGCGACGACCTCGCCACCTGCAGCACCAGCCTCCTGTCCCAAGCTGTCGCCGGCACCATCGAACGTGATGCGCACGCCGAACTACGAGCAGAGGTTGCGGGAGCTGTTGTTCAAGTCGGCCGAGACGCAGACGACCACGTCCGCGCAAGCCAAGCCGTCATCGCAGCAGACCGTGCCGAGGTAACTCCGTGAGCCTGGCCGACCGCCTGCGCCGCATCGAGCAGCAGCAGGAAGAGCAGCGCCTGGCCACCGCCCGTATCGAGGGAAAGCTGGACGCCCTCATCGATGCGCTGGCTGCCGAGGGTGAGGAAGAGCAGGACGAGCCGACCCGCAGCCTGGACGGTGAGCTGGTGCCAGGCGAGCGTGACCAGTCGCAGAGCTTGGGCTGATGGCTCGCGTCACCACGCTGGCCCCGCGCATCGCCAGCGCACCCAGCAGGCTGAAGCCCACCGCACCGGTGGTGCCGACGTACGGGAAGGGCAGAGGCGGCAGGCCATGGCGCAGGAAGCGGGATGCCGTCATGCAGCGCGACCAATACCTGTGCCAGCCCTGCAAACAGCAGGGAAGGATCACGGAAGCCACTGAGGTGGATCACATCGTCAACGTGGCCGAGGGCGGCAGCGACGACGACACGAACCTGCAAGCCATCTGCACCGAATGCCATGGGCTGAAGACCCAAGCAGAGGCACGACGTGGAGCCGCAAGGCGGTGAGTGTGGAACTCAACAGGGTGAACGCGAAGCTGAACGGCGAAACCGTGGAACATGAATGACGAACATGAACGTGAAACATGAACGGGGGGGTAACTTCGATTTTTCGGTCGAGGGGTCGGACACCCGCCGCCCACTCATTCAGAGGTTTTTTTCTCGCCCCGGAGATTTCACCGGAGCGCCTTTCGCAGCAATTAACGGCTGACCCGACATGGCACGACCCGCACACAAGCCGACCAAGGCCACGCAGCTGAAAGTTGCCGTCGCTGCCGGTGGCGGCATGCGGCACGAAGAGATCGCCAACGCGCTGGGCATCACCATTCCAACCCTGCGTAAGCACTACGCCACCGAGCTTTCCTCGGGCGCGTCCCTGAAACGAATGGAGGTCCTTGCGGTGGCCTTCCGGTCGGCAACCAAGAAGGGCAACACGTCGGCCGCCAGGCTGTACCTGCAGCACTCCCCGGAGTTTGAAGTGGCGCCGGCAGCGCCCGAGCAGCAGGAGCCGGAAGCGCCGAAGCCGGAAGGGAAAAAGGCGCTGGCCAACGCGAAGGCCGTGGGTGCCGAGGTTGGTACCGGGTGGGAAGGCCTGCTGGGTGAGAACGTCACTCCCATCCATCGGGCAGCGGGTAAGTGAGCTGGGACCTCTCCTGCCGGGACTGGTGGGAGCGTCTACAGGCCGGGAAGGTCCCGGTCGGCAACCTGCCGCTGTGGACCGACCAGGCCGAGCGCGCTGCTGCCATCTTCGGCCGTCTGCGGCTGGCCGATGTGCCGGGCACGCCGACGGTGGCCGAAGCAGGTGGCGAGTGGTTCCAGGAGGTGGTCCGCTGCATGTTCGGTGCGGTGGATCCGGCGACCGGGCAGCGCGAGATTCGCGACCTGTTCGCCCTGGTGCCGAAGAAGAACGCGAAGACCACGTTCGGCGCATTGGGCATGGTCACCGCGGTGCTGCTGAACAAGCGCCCGCGTGCCACGTTCCTGATGACGGCACCGGTGCAAGACACGGCGCAGCTGGCGTTCGACGCCGCCGCCGGCGCGATTGAGCTGGACCCGGTGCTGGATGCCAAGTTCCACATCCGCCACCACCTGAAGACGATCATCCACCGCGAGACGAAAGCCTCGCTGGAGATCATGACGTTTGACCCCGGCGTCCTGACCGGCATCAAGGTGTCAGGCGGGGCGCTGATCGACGAGCTGCACGTCTGCGCGAAGAAGTCGAAGGCGCCGCAGGCACTGCGACAGATCCGCGGCGGCATGGTGCCGTACCCGGAAGCGTTCCTGTGGTTCATCACCACGCAGAGCGACGAACAGCCCGTCGGAGTGTTCGCCGATGAGCTTCAGAAGGCCCGCGACATCCGCGACGGAAAGCGGGTGGGCAAGATGCTGCCGGTGCTGTTCGAGTTCCCGCAGGAGGTGCAGGAGTCGAAGGATCAACGCTGGAAGGACCCTCAGCTGTGGCCGCTGCTGAACCCCAACATCGGCCGGGCCATCACCCTGGAGCGCATGGTCGAGGAGTTCGACGACGCGGTCGGTACCAGTGAGGCAGAGCTACGCAGCTGGGCCTCGCAGCACCTCAACGTGCAGATCGGCGTGGCACTGCACCAGGGCAGCTGGGCCGGTGCCGAGTTCTGGGAAGGGCAGGCGGATAAGCGGATCACCTTGGACGGAATGATCAGCCGTTGCGATGCGATCACGGTCGGTATCGATGGCGGCGGACTGGATGACCTGCTCGGCCTGTCGTTCTGCGGCAGGGACAAGCACACGAAGCGGAAGCTGCTGCTAAGCCGGGCATTCGCCCATCCCAAGGCGTTGAAGCGCCGGAAGAGCGAAGAGACACGCTACGAAGATTTCAAGGCTGACGGTCACCTGCTGGTCGGCGCCGAGGAAGAAGAAGGCGCTACGGACCTGCGCGAGATGGCGGCGATGGTGAAGCGGGTGGCCAAGGCCCGGCTGCTGGCCGGAATCGGCGTCGATCCCTCTGGCCTGGGCACGGTGCTGGACGCACTGGCGGCGGAGAAGATCGACGCCGAGCTGATTGTCGGAATCCGGCAGGGCTGGCAGCTGACCGGCACGTGCAAGGTGTTCGAGCGCTGGCTGGCCGATGGACTGCTGACGCATGACGGCTCGCGGCTGATGGATTGGTGCGTGGGCAATGCCAAGGTCGAGGCGTCGAAGAACGCGCTGTACGTGACCAAGGCGGCCAGCGGGGTCGGGAAGATCGATCCCTTGATGGCGGCGATGAACGCCGTCGAGCTGATGTCTCGGAACCCCGAGCCGCAGAACAAGAAACTCGTCCTCATGACCTTGGGTGGAGCCCGATGAACAACGAGAACCGCGCTTACAGCGTGTTGGAGGTCAAGTCCTACGACGACGACCAGCAGATCATCACTGGCTGGGCGACCACGCCGGAGCCCGATCGCTATGGCGATATCGTCGAGCCGCTGGGCGCCAAGTTCGCCGCCGAGCTGCCGCTGCTGTGGCAGCACCGCCACGACAGCCCGGTCGGCATCGTGAAGTTCGGCAAGCCGACGGCGAAGGGCATCCCGTTCACTGCCAACGTGGCGAAGATCGCAACGCCCGGCGCGCTGAAGGATCTCTGTGACCTCGCCTGGCAGTCGGTGAAGGAGCAACTGGTGCGCGGCGTATCGATTGGCTTCCGCGCTCTGGAGTACAGCTACATGGACGGCGGCGGCATCCGGTTCACCGAGACCGAGATCTACGAGCTTTCCCTGGTCACCATCCCGGCCAACGCCGCGGCGACCATCCAGACGATCAAGGCCATGGATACCGGCGCCCGGCGCCCGGTGAACTATGGCGTTCCGCTCATCCAGCGCCAGGCGACAAAGGTCGAACGACCGGCCGACGGCGCGGTGAAGTTGCTGCACTGAAGCACCGGGCCTGACGGCCCTGCGGGGTGGAACCCGCTTCCCATCATCTGCAGGCACTGCCCGGCGTGGAACCCGGGCCGAACGGCTGCGCCACAAGGAAACTGACATGACCCTCGCAGAACAGCTGGAAGCCCTCCGCGCAACCCACGCCGAGCTGGAAAAGAAGCTCAGCACCGTCGTCGAGAAGTCGATGGCCGAGAAGCGCTCGATGAACACTGCCGAGCAGGAAGAGTTCGACGCCATCGGCGACCAGATCAAGAACCTGGACGGTGACATCGAGCGCTTCGATAAGCTGGTGGCCATCCAGGCCAAATCGGCCAAGCCGGTCGCCCCCATCGCCGACGAGAACGGCAACCGCGTCGGCGGCGGCGAAGGCCGCAGCCTGGAGCCGGTCCAGGTGAAGAACACCCAGAAGCTGGAGAAGGGCATCGAGTTCGCTCGCTATGCCATGTGCCAGCTGAAGGCCAAGGGCAATGCCGAGAAGGCGTTCCGCCTCGCCGAGCGCCACTTCCCGGAAAGTGATCGCGTCGTGCGCACGCTGAAGGCCCAGGCCGAGGGCGCTGACCTCGAACTGATCATGAAGGCGACCATCGAGGCCGGCACCACGCTGGACCCGACCTTCGCTGCACCGCTGGTGGACTATCAGAACTTCGCCGGTGACTTCGTCGAGTTCCAGCGCCCGCGCGGCATCATCGGTCAGTTCGGCCAGGGCAACATCCCGGCGCTGAACAGCATTCCGTTCAACGTGCGCATTGCCGGCCAGACCAGTGGCGGCAGCGCCGGCTGGGTGGGTGAGGGGGCTCCGAAGCCGCTCACCGCGTTCGATTTCAACGCGACCGAGCTGCGCTGGGCGAAGGTGGCGGCGATCTCGGTTCTGACCAACGAGCTGATCCGTTTCTCCAGCCCATCGGCCGAACGCCTGGTGCGCGATGCGCTGGCTGCTGCCGTGAATGAGCGTCTGGACATCGACTTCGTCAACCCCGCGAAGGCGGCCGTGGCCAACGTTTCGCCGGCGTCGATCACCAACGGCGCGACCGCGATCGCTTCCTCGGGCAACGATGCCGATGCGATCCGTGCGGACCTGAAGGCACTGTGGGCACCGTTCATCGCCGCGCGTAATCCGCCCCGCAGCGCGGTGTACATCATGGACAGCACCACCGCGCTGGCCCTGAGCCTGATGCTGAACCCGCTGGGTCAGCTGGAGTTTCCGGGCATCACCATGAACGGTGGCACGTTCAATGGCGTGCCGGTGATCGTGTCTGACTACCTGCCGGTCACCAGCGACGGCGGCATCGTGGTGCTGGTCAACGCCTCCGACATCTGGCTGGCAGATGACGGCCAGGTCACGGTGGATGCCTCGCAGGAAGCGTCGCTGCAGATGCTGGACAACCCGACCAACAACTCGGCAAGCGGCACGCCGACCACCATGGTCTCGATGTTCCAGACCAACAGCACGGCCTTCCGCGCTGAGCGCTACATCAACTGGGCGCGTCGCCGCGCGTCCGGCGTGGCGTACCTGACCGGCGTGAGCTGGGGCGGCGCGTAATCCACTGCGATTGACGGCGGTGGGGGTTTCGGCCCCTGCCGCTTTCGCGCAATTACCTGACCAGGTGAGGACATCATGACCAAGGTCGAGATCGAGAAGCGGGGCAGGGTGGCGAAAGTCCACCCGCGAGTGGCCGACATGCTGGTGCAGCGCCATGGCTACCTGCGCCGCGACATGCAGGCGCAGCAGCCGGCCGGCCCGACGCCGGAAGAACTGGCAGCAGCAGAGCAGAAGGCTGCCGAAGCTAAGGCACAGAAGGCTGCCCTTGCCGCTGCGAAGAAGGCGGCGAAGAAAGCCGAAGCGCAGCAGAAGGCTGCCGAAGCCAAAGGCAACGACTGATGACCGGATTCTCGCCCCGCGAACTGGCCACTGCGATGGGCGTTCGCCAGCACGGCATCGACTACCTGCGGAGCCTGTCGCCCGTCGATGCTCGTCCGGGGCGAGAGGGCTGGCACTCGCTGACCATCCGTGAGCCGTTCTCTGGCGCATGGCAGCAGAACAAGGAAGAGCGGCACAGCACCATCCTTTGCTACCCAACCCTTTACGCCTGCCTCAACCGGATCGCCTCTGACATCGGCAAGCTGCCCTTCGTGCTGAAGTCTGAGGACGAGAACGGGATCTGGCGGCCCGAGAAGAACAACACGGCGTATTGGCCCGTCCTGCGCAAGCCGAACAACTACCAGATCGCGCAGCAGTTCCGCTCAGCCTGGATGCTGTCGAAGCTGATCCAGGGCAACACCTACGTGCTGAAAGGACGCGATGAACGCCGCGTCGTCAATCGGCTCTGGGTGCTGGATCCGTGCAGCGTGCAGCCGATGGTGTCCGACAGCGGCGAGGTCTTCTACCAGCTCAACTACAGCATCGGCGAGAACCTACTGCCGGCGAACTACCCCGGCACCAAACTGATCGTGCCGGCCACCGAGATCATTCACGACCGGATGAACTGCTTCCATCACCAGCTGATCGGCGTGCCCCCGCTGTGCGCGGCGCATTGGCCGGCCGTGAAGAACCTGAAGATCCTGAAGGACTCGACCACTTTCTTCTCCAACGGCGCCAATCCGGGCGGCATCCTGACGGCCCCGGCCGGCATGACGGAGGAAGACGCGAAGGGGGTGAAGGACTACTGGGACAGCAACTTCCATGGGTCCAACGCCGGCAAGGTGGCGGTTATCGGTGCGGACATGAAGTTCACCCCGTTCGCGTTCAAGGCCGCCGACTCGCAGCTGGTCGAGCAGATGCGGTATTCCGACGAGCAGGTATGCCAGCCGTTCGGCATCCCGCCGTTCAAGATCGGCATCGGCTCGATCCCTGCGGGAATGAAGGTCGACGACATCAATCAGCTGTACTACTCGGACGCTCTGCAGGCGCACATCGAGAGCATGGAAGAGCTTCTCGACGAAGGCCTCAGCATCTCCCGCCCGATGGGCGTGGAGCTGGATCTGGAGCCTCTGTTGCGGATGGACGTCGGAAAGCAGGCCGAGGTGATCACCAAGCTGACGGGCGGCCCTGTGCTCACGCCAAACGACGGCCGGCTCAGGATTGGCTATGGGCCACTGGAAGGCGGCGACACCGTCTACATGCAGCAGCAGGACTACCCGCTCGACCAGGTACGGCAAAACAAGATCACGGCCGAGCCCGATGCCGCACCGGCGGCACCTCCCGCCGAACCCGACGACACGCCACCTGACGACAGCGACGAACTGCGCGCGCTGCAGCAGGAGAATTTCATGATGAAGGCCCTTCACGCCGCGCGAGCCGAGGTATTCCGCAATGACTGACCCCATCGACTTCGGCAAGGAGATCGGCGGCCTGATCCGTGAGGCGATCGCGCCGGTGAAGCGGGAGCTGGAAGAGCTGCGCGAGCGCGGACCAGAGAAGGGCGATCCCGGCCAGGATGCGGAGCCGGTGGACGTGGATGCGCTGGCCGACCTGGTTGTGGCCAAGCTGCTGGAATCGCCCCGCCTGCTGACGCTGGTCGATGTGGCCACCGCCGAAGCTGTCTCAAAGCACTTCGAAGCCAACCCGGTGCAGCACGGCCGCGATGCTGATCCTGCGGTGATCGAGGCAACGGTGAAGGCCGCTGTCGAGGCACTGCCGGCGGCGAAGGACGGCCGCGACGCCGATCCGGTCACCGAGCAGCAGCTGGCCCAGGCGGTCGCCAAGCACCTGACCGACAACCCGCCGCAGGCTGGTGCAGATGGCGTTGGCCTGGCCGGCGCCATGATCGATCGTGCTGGGGAACTGGTGATCACCACAACGAAGGGCGAGGCGATCAGGCTGGGCAAGGTCGTCGGTGAGGATGGCCTCGACGGTCTCAGCTTCGAAACGGCCGCTGGCGAATACGACGCCGAGCGCGGCTTCGTGCTCACCTTGGGCACCGGCGACCGACGCAAGGAGTTCGTTCTGCCGTACATGGTGCACCGAGGATTCCATCGCGATGGCTTGGGCATGAAGGCGGGCCAGTCGGTGACGCACGACGGCGCGCTGTGGATTGCCAAGCGCGACAACGCTTCGCGGCCCTGCCTGGAGAACGCGGACGACTGGATCCTGGCGGCGCGCAAGGGGCGCGACGGCAAGGACGGCAAGAGCGTGCGCGTGCCGGCCGAGCCTGTGCAGCTGGGTGGCAGCCATGCGTGAGTTCGTCACCCAGGCCGACGCCCGCGAGCAGATGCGCATCGACAGCGACGCCGATGACCGCTGGCTGGCGATCTGGATCCCGGCGGTCTCCGCCTCGGTCGCCGCCTGGCTGAAGCAGGAGTGGCGCCTGTACGTGCTGCAGCGCGATTCGG